TCTTCTTATCCAACTTCAGTCCCTGCAGGAGGACCTGGTGGTTTTGGTGGCGGTGGTGCTGGTGCAACAGGTTCTAATAATCCACCAGCAACTAATGCAGTATCTGGAGTACAAAACACCGGTGCGGGTGGAGGGGGATCTGGTTATAGTCCAACTTCTCCATCAACATCAGGATCTGGTGGTTCCGGAATTGTCCTCATTGCATATCCTTCATAAATATACCCAGAACTCCAAAGTTCTAAATATTAAAAAACAACCTTACTGTTAAAGATAATAACGATGGCACATTTTGCACAACTAGATGAAAACAACGTTGTTACTCAAGTCATTGTTGTGGGTAACGAAGATACTTCTGACTCAAATGGAGTAGAAGTAGAAGAAATTGGTGTAGCATTCTGCAAGAAACTTCTGGGTGCTAATACTAACTGGAAGCAAACCTCATACAACAACAGTATGAGAGTTCGTTATGCTGGTATCGGTTATACCTATAATGAAGAACTCGATGCTTTTATTGCACCACAACCTTTTGATTCTTGGGTTCTCAATGAAGAAACCGCTGACTGGGAATCGCCAGTTGGACCTGCTCCTACACTCACAGAAACAGAGATTGAAACACGTTCATTCTATAAGTGGGATGAAGAGAGTAATGAGTGGATTCTAGAAACTCCATCAGCACCTGAATCTGAATAATATTATTCAACATTGACACTCTCACCAACCTCATATATAATAACACTGAATACATTATTCATATATGGCATTTCAAAGCATTTGGTATTTTAGTGATCTACCAGAAGACGTAGTAGATATTCTTGAACGAGACTTAACAGAAAAGTTTGAAGAGCAAATGGCAGACTCCCGACTTCACGGAGATGCCCTGAATAAAGATAAACGAAACTCACAAAACGCTTGGATCCCCACCACACATTGGGTTGGTGGATTCGTATGGCACTATATTGAACGTGCAAACCGTGAGAACTTCCTGTATGACCTTCGTTGTATTGATGGTGAATCAATGCAGTTCACGAAGTACAGTGAAGGGCAGTTCTATGGTTGGCATAATGATGCAGGACTTGCAACTCAATACAAACCAGTAAGTGTTGGTAATCGTCAAGATGGTCTAGCACAAGACTTTGTGAATGAGAACATTGAACTTGTAAGAAAGCTTTCATTCGTGGTTCAACTGTCTGACCCCGATGATTATGAGGGTGGTAACCTGCAACTGCTTGATGAGGCAGGCAACAGTTATATTGCTCCTCGTAAGCGTGGCACTGTGATTCTGTTTGATTCCCGCACACAACATAGAGTTCTTAAAGTTACAAAAGGAACCCGTAAATCCCTTGTTGGATGGACGGTTGGACCCCGCTGGAAGTGAGGTAAATTATGGCAGAACAAATGACAGAACTGCAACTGATGATGCAGGAAAGGATGAACACGGGAACTGCTTGGACTCGTAACGAATCCTTTGAAAAGAATGGATATTTGGTCATCAAAAACCTTTGGGACCCAGAAGAACTTTACCACCCTCTTCCACCAGAACGTGGACAGATGAACTGGTGGGGTAAAAAGATGGACCAGTTCACTCATAGTGAAGTGGAAATGCAAGTTGAAGGTTCACTTGCACGTTATTGGCACCCACAATACCGCCAAATTCATTGTGGTATTCGTACAAAACTAGAAGAAGCACTGGGTCGTAAACTTTATAATACTTATTATTATGATAGATATTATTTTCCAGGACAGGCACTAACAAAACACGCAGATCGTGATGCCTGTGAGATTTCTGTAACGGTTCATATTAGCACTAATCTGGAAGGAAAGGATGTTGATTGGCCCATCTGGATTAAAACTCCTGATACTTATGCTGATAAAAAGAAGACACAAGTATTAGTTCCTGGTGAGAATCGTTCTGTGGTTCTTCAAGCAGGCGATGGAATGGTTTATAAAGGATGCGAACGTCCACATTGGAGAGACCCAATGCCTGGCGCAAAGAAGAGTAAGAAACTATTTGGTAAGAGTTCTGAACCTTATTACCACCAAATCTTCTTCCACTATGTTCTTGCTGATGGACAACGTGCTCACTGTGCTTGGGATAGAGCACGATGAAGACACCACTTTTTGAATACCCTTCTTATCAATATCAGATTGATGATTGGGATTTTAAAAAGAAGGGACTGCTAAATCGTATCAACTCTCAAAAGTTTGTAAGAACCACACTTCAAACTTTTGAGACTGACAGACAAACAAACAAAAAGTCATATCTACATTACTTCCAAGACCTTATCAAACCTCAACTGTTTGAGTTTTGTCAGGAAGCACAAGTTACTTGTAGTATGACTGATTGTTGGTCTGTGAGATATAAACAAGGAGATCATCAAACGATTCATAATCATAAAAGTTGGGGATTTTCTGGTGTTCTTTATGTTGAGTATGACCCCAAACTTCATACTCCTACTTGTTTTGTTGCTCCTTGGCAAGACCCAAGAACTGATACGACAACATTAGCATACCCACAGAATGTAAAAGAGGGAACATTAGTGATTGTGCCTTCTTATACTTTACATTTTGTACATCCCAATCAAGTAAGAAAGCAGAGAACGATTATATCTTTTGACTTACTTCCTAAACTTCCAGATCATCAATCCATCTAGGTTTATAAATACTCAAAGCATAAAGAGTATCTACGGGTTATAATGTCGCAAACAAAAGCCCAATTATTAAATCCACTTGGTGGGGTAAACTTATCAAGTTTAAATGTAACAGGAATTACAACCGTTGGAGTTGTTACTGGAGCAACCTCTGTTCAAGCAACAGTATTTTATGGAAGTGGTTCCGGACTAACTGGTGTTGCTTCTACAGATAATATTCAAACTGCCACCAATGCCAACTTCCTTGCGAATGTTAGCATTGGTGGCAGTTTAACTGTAAATGGTACTTTTACTAGAATCAATACACAAGTTCTTGATATTGCAGATAAAACTGTTGGTGTTGCATCAACCTCTGCAAAGACTGCATTAACACAAGATGGTGGTGGACTTGTAATTTATGGTCCAACTGATATTGAACTCACTTATAGTAGAGATAAAGTTGCCGTAGGACTCAATACAAACCTAAGTGTTACTGGTGTTGTTACTGCAACGTCATTCAGAGGTGATGGATCTAGACTTACTGGAATTTCTGCAGGCAGCGATAATAATATTACTTCAAACCTCTTCTTCTAAATATAAAAAAAGGAAAGTAAAATGGCGCTAAGAAAGACAGAATTACTTAATGTTACCTCTGTAAGTGGTATTGCAACTGTAGGTATTCTCACGGTAGGAGTTACCACAACTGCAGGCAATGTCGGCACAATGTCTACAACATATATCCGTAGCGTTGTGATGCATAATACTGGCCTTGGTACTGCAAGAACATCACTTTACATTTATCCGAGTAATACAACATCTCCTGTAACTGGTGTTGGAATTACTGCATTTAGAATCTTAAGAGTTGACCTAGCGCCTAGTGAAACAACATTCTTTGAAACAAATTATCCAATAGTGTTAACTGGATCCGATAAGTTAGTTGTAGAAGTTAATGCTCCAGACGTTGGTGGAACTGGCATTGGATCTGCTGTTAATTTCCTAGTCAATGGCGATACTGATAACTGATTATGGTCGTAAGAGCACTGGGCAATTCGGCAGCAAGTTTTAGAGATAGGTTCAATAGAACTGGAAATAGAGCCTCTAATCCTTATGTTACTCAAATTTCTGTTTCTGGGGGAAATGTCACTCAAGGAATTGCACCAGGAAATGGATATCAATATTATGCTTTTATTTCTCCGGGAGATCTTGTTATTTCAGGACCGGGATCCAAATCTTTTGATATTTTAGTTATTGGTGGTGGAGGTGGTGGTGGTGGCGCTGCACCAGGAAATGGATCTGGTGGTGGCGGTGCTGGGGGAATATCCTACCTTCCAAACATAAATTTGAGTGCAGGAATTTATCCTGTTGTAGTTGGTTCTGGTGGACCGACCGGAGTTTTTCCTACATCTCACGGATCTAACGGTGGCGACTCTTCATTCTCCACTCCTGGCAATCCATATTATATTTTATCCAAAGGTGGCGGTGGTGGAGAAACTCAAAATGCTCCTCCAGGACCTTCAATGTCTCCCGGTGGTTCTGGTGGTGGTGGAATTACTTTTAGATCTGGTCCACCAAATGCAACTCAACCATCACAAAATTCACATAACCCAAGTATTTTAAATTATGGAAATACTGGTGCATCTGGTGATGGATATAACCCTGGTGGATGGGGCGGTGGCGGTGGCGCTGGCGGCGGTGGTAATTATGGACCAGGTGCCAATGGTGGGGGTGGTGGAAATGGACAACCATTCCCTGCCTTCGCTGCTCCTTTAGTTGAATTACTTTTACCTGCACCAAATCGTCCATCTTTTACTCCAATAGTTGGTCCAACCGGTCTTTATGGTGGTGGCGGAGGCGCAGGAGATTGGAATGATGGAACTTCCCCAACAGGAGGACCTGGTGGGGGTGGTAGGGGTGGTAATGGAACAGGTGGAAGTGGATCACCATCCCCAGCTTTACCTGGCATTATATACACTGGTGGCGGTGGTGGTGGATCTGGACCCGCTCCACCGGGATCTGGTGGAGCGGGTGGTTCTGGTATCGTCATCATTCGTTACTTAATATAAATACTCAAAAACTATAAAATGGCATTAAGAGCACTCGGAAATCCACTTGCAAGTTTTATAGATTACCTAGCAAAGACGGGTAGTGATGCATCAACTCCAGTTCCACCTGGACAAGGATTGGCGGCAACTGGAGGTGTTATAAGTGATTATGTTGATGGACCTGCGATTTATAGAGCACATATCTTTACCTCATCAGGTACTTTTAGTGTAAGTGCATTAGGAGATTTTGGATCTAATGTAGATTATCTTGTAGTCGCTGGAGGAGGTGGGGGTGGACTTGGAGATGTAGCTAATGGCAGGGGTGCTGGAGGAGGAGGAGCAGGTGGTCTTTTAACTTCAACAGGATTTCCAGTAAATCCTGGAACCTTTCCAGCACCCTTTTCTATTGTTGTTGGTGGTGGTGGGGCGGCATCACCATTTCCAAATGCTTCGCCCTACATAGGTTTTTCAGGAGGGACGAGTTCATTTGGACCCATTTCAGCAACCGGTGGAGGTGGTGGTGGATCGGGTGGCGGTAATAATGGTAATCCTGGAGGTTCTGGTGGTGGCGGAGGAGCTCAAAGTGACGCATCTACTTTTGGATTAGGTGGATCTGGAACTGTTGGACCACCAAGACAGGGTTATGACGGCGGAAGAGCTCACACCGCTTTTCCAGGAGCTGGTGGAGGAGGCGGTGGAGCAGGTAGTGTAGGAAGTAACGGCACTGCTGGTACAGGAGGTGCTGGTGGATCTGGTAGTGTAAATACTTACGCATACGGTCCAACAGGTCCAGTAACTTATGCAACTGGTGGTACTGGTGGAGGACCCGGAAATAATACTGGATCTTCTGGAACTCAAAGCACTGGAAACGGTGGACAAGGTGGAGGATTTGCTTCACCACCGGCAGCAATTGGAGGATCTGGTGGTTCCGGAATCGTAGTCGTCCGTTACCAGATTGGACAATTAACAGCAACAGCAAAAGCAACAGGTGGTGCTATAAGTTACTATGGTGGAAAGACAATTCATACCTTTACAACTTCTGGGGATTTTAATGTAACTACCGGTCCACTTTCTGTTGAGTATGTTGTAATTGCTGGAGGCGGCGGAGGTGGTAATGCATCTCCTGGAGACGGTCAAGGTGGAGGTGGAGCAGGAGGATATTTAACTTCTACGGGATTCACAGTAAATCCTGGACCAAATACAGTTACTATTGGTGCAGGTGGTGCTTCTGCTTATGGACCAAATCCAACATCTGCTGGAAACGGAACACCATCAATATTTTCATCAATAACATCTCAAGGTGGTGGCCAAGGTGCTGGTGGTCCAAGTTCTTCTGGTAATCCTGGTGGATCTGGTGGAGGTGGAGCTGCAAACGCTGGAACTACAAGTCCAGGAGGAACAGGAAATAGAGTAACTGGAACATCAACTCCTGCACCAACACAAGGTAATGATGGTGGTGGAGCACAACCCGGTGGAGGTCCAGGAGGTGGAGGTGCTGGTGGTGGTGGTGCTGGTGGTGCGGGTGCTTCTACATCTGGTCCTGGTAGTGCTGGTGGATCTGGAGGTATTGGCGTTCAAGTTCCATCAACATTTAGAAATCCATTATCTACACCAACTCCCACTGGTGGTGGATTGGGATATCCTGGTCCAAGTGGATCTTATTGGTTTGCTGGAGGTGGTGGAGGAGGACAATGGAGAGATAGTACTCCAGGAAAAGGTGGTGGACCTGGTGGACCTTATGCAGGAGCAGGAAATGGTGGAGAATTTGATCCAACAACTTTAGCAACATCAGCTCTAGAAAATTCTGGATCCGGTGGCGGCGGTGGTGGTGGAGGAACCATCAGTGCAGCAGCAGGTAGAGGTGGTTCTGGAATAGTCCTCATCGCATATCCTTCATAAATACTCAAAAAGCATAAAATGGGCGTAAGATCGGTCAATAATTCACTACAACAGTTTTTAGACACCTTCGTAAGAAGTGGTACTGATGCATCAATTCCTTATGATGCATCATCAGGACTAATAGCAACTGGAGGCGTGATTAGTGATTATGTTTCTGGGCCTGCGATTTATAGAGCTCATATTTTTACCTCATCAGGAACTTTTAATGTAAGTGCATTAGGTACTTTTGGATCTAATGTAGAGTATCTTGTTGTTGCTGGTGGTGGTGGAGGTGGAACTACTAATGGCGGTGGTGGTGGTGCAGGTGGATTAAGAACTAATCTTACAGGACATCCATTAGCAGGTTCAGCATTTCCAGTTTCTATCGGACCTTATACGGTTACTATTGGTGGTGGTGGTGCTGGAGGACCTTCTCCCGGAAATAATTATGGAACTTCTGGAGGTGCATCTAATTTTTATCCAACTCCAGTAAGTTATCCTTCTCCATCATACATTAGAGGTGATGGAGGTGGATCTGGAGCGACTGGTAACAGTTCTTCAAATCCAGGAACTGCTGGTGGTTCTGGTGGAGGTGGCGCTGGTGGTTCTTCACCTGGAGGAACTGGAAACACTCCACCATATTCTCCAGCACAAGGAACTAATGGTGGTGCTGGAGGAACTAATGGTGCTACTTACAATAGTGGTGGCGGTGGAGGTGGCGCTGGTGGGGGCGGCGCAAATGGAGCAAATACAGCATATCCACCAAATACTGGTCCCGGAGGACCAGGTGGATCAGGTGTTCAAGTTGCTATCGCGGGCCCAGCATCAGGAACAACTGGTGTGGGAGCATTAAATCCTGGACCAGGTCAGTACCAATGGTTCGCCGGTGGAGGTGGTGGCGGTGCCAACTTTACTCAATCTGGGACCGGAGGAACAGGTGGAGTAGGTGGTGGTGGAAATGGTGCTGGTGGTAGTGGATCTCTAACTTCAGGATCAGATGCAACTTACGCAACTGGGTCTGGTGGTGGAGGAGGAGCAGGTGATGGTTTTGGAAGTCCATATAGGGGTTATAACGGTGGTTCCGGAATCGTAGTAGTCAGATATCAAATAGGACAATTGACGGCAACCGCAAAAGCAACTGGTGGTGCTATAAGTTATTATGGTGGCAAGACAATTCATACCTTTACAAGTTCTGGTACTTTTGCTTCATTACCAACCTGGTCTCCATCAACATCTGTAGAATATGTTGTAGTTGCTGGTGGTGGCTCCGCTGGATACGTTAGTGGTGGATGGGGATCTGGTGGAGGAGGTGCTGGTGGTTATAGAAATGGCACAACACCATTTTCAGGTCCATTTAGTTTTTCTGTAAGTGTTGGAGCTGGTGGAGCTCACAGAACAGTTGCTACTCCAAATCCAGGTTCTAATAACGCACAAGGATCTTCAGGAGTGGACAGTTTTGCAGCATTTCCAACTGGAACAATAACTTCAGCAGGTGGGGGAGGTGGTGGAATAACTCAAAGTCCATCAACACCTACTCACACAGCAGGAACTGCAGGTGGTTCTGGTGGTGGTGGAAGTGGTCAAGGTGGACCCGGAGCAGGAAATACTCCACCAACATCACCATCACAAGGAAACCCAGGAGGTTCTGGTGGAGATGGTATTACTACATTTACTGCCGGCGGCGGTGGTGGTGGTGCTGGAGGAAGTGGTGGAAATTCTGGAGGTGCTGGCGGGTCTGGTGTTCAGGTTCCAACAACTTTCCAAAATCCAGCAGTGACTCCAAGCAATATTTCATCACCAATTCCAACTCCACAAAGAGGTGGTGGTTTAGGAACTCCTGGTCCAGGCGGATCTTTCTACCTTGCAGGTGGAGGTGGAGGTGGACACAATGGTTCATCAGGAGGAGCAGGAGGAGCGGGAGGTGGTGGTGTTGGTGGCGGACCTCCAAGTGGATCAAGTATAGAATTTGTTGATGGTCTTCAATCAACTGGTGGTGGAGGTGGTGGAATTGGATCTCCATCACAAACAAGAGCAGGTGGTGGTGGTTCCGGAATCGTCCTCATCGCATATCCTTCATAAATAACTAAAAAGTAATAATAAGATGTCAAGAGCATCCAACCTGGCAGGGTTTAGTACAAGTTTATCAACACCAATTGATTTAAATGCAGGAATCATTACTGCCACTAGTTTTGTTGGAAACTTAACTGGTAATGTAACTGGTAACGTAACTGGTAATGTAACTGGCAATGTAACTGGTAATGCATCTGGATTATCAGCAAATGCAACTGGTACTAATCTTACTCTAAGTGGCAATCTAACTGTTAATGGTACTCAAACAATCATTAACACTAATGTTCTTGATATTGCTGATAAGACGATTGGTATTGGATCAACCTCTGCACCATCAGATTCCTTAGCGAATGGTGCAGGTATTGTCATTTATGGAACAACTAATAAGACGCTAACATGGGATAATGCCAACTCAAGAATGGCATTCAGTACCAATGTTTATGCTCCTAAGTATTTTGGAGATGGTAGTGGTCTACAAGGTGTTGTCTCTGGCGTAGAACTCAAACAAGCCGGATCAACAGTAGGAACATCAATTACTGCGGTAAACTTCCAAAGTGGTGCAACACTTACTGCAGGAAGTGGTATTGGTACTGTTACGATTGCTGCTGGTATTGGAACAGAAGCAGCAACACCCAATAATACAATTACATTTCTTGATTTAAGTAAGCAAGATCATAAACTTACAGTATCTGGTATCACTACAATTAGTTGTACTGGCGGAACAGAAGGAGATAGTCATACTGTAAGAATTGTAAACTCTGGTATTGCAACTGTTGCATTTGGAACTGCTTTCTTATTCCCATCAGGTTCACCACCAAGTTTACCAACAGCATCTGGTGCAATTAGTTTACTTTCATTCACTGTCCATAGAGTAGGAACCGCAGGAACACAACTACTTGCTGGTGCTTCACTGAACTTTAGTTGAGGAGTAGATAAATGGGTGTAGCAATTCCACAGGTTGTTTCTGCAACTGAAGACAGGGCATCTGGTGCTCTGATTGTTGATGGTGGTTTGAGGTTTGATAAAACTAAAAGTCAATATTTAACAAGAACTTTTGGTAGCGGTGGAAATACTAGTGTTTGGTCTTGTAGTACTTGGGTAAAACGTGTATCTTTAGCGCCACAAAATGCAGGAAATGATATTACTACCTATGATGTTATATTAACAACTGCAAATGACACTGGAGCAATAACATTTTACAAAAATTATACTGTTGATGGTAATCCAAATTCATTAGCTGCTGGTTGCAGTGCATTTGAGGTGCGATCTGCTGCAGTATGTAGAGACACAAATGCTTGGTATCATTGTCTCGTAACATATGATGGAACTACTTGTAAATTGTATATAAATGGAGTACAAATAACAAACTTTTTTCCAAATACTCAAAATGGTGGATCCTCACCATTTAATAGTGCGATTGGACATCACATTGGAAAGTATGGCACTCTTTCTTCCTTTGCAAGTTTTTACTTATCCCAATATTACTTTATAGACGGCCAAGCACTTACTCCATCATCATTTGGATATACAGATTCACTCACAAATACTTGGAGACCTAAAAAGTACACGGGAACATACGGCACTAATGGATTTTGGTTGCCAATGGATGGCAATACTCCTATTGGCAAAGATATGTCCGGAAATAATAATGACTGGACTCCTGTAAACTTTGGTGGTTCCAATACCATAGAAAAAGCAACTGGTGCTTTACCTATTCTCAACACAGACGGAGGAGGAAAAGTTGCTAGAGTTGGTGTAAGAACTGATGCTAATGCTTCTAGTTTGGTATTAGCACTACCTCTTGTTGGCGTAAAAGATGATGTAAGTAATAGAGTTAATAGTGGAAGTACTACGAAGACAGTTACAGCAACAAATGCAACAGGCATAACGACTGCAAGTAACTTTTATGGTGGAAGTTTTAGGTTTCCGGGAAATGCCAGTTTAACCTCTCCAAGTAATGTGGATTTTGCTTTGGGCACAGGAGATTTTACAATAGAATTTTGGGCATATCCAACAGCATATAGTACTTATGATCCATATATTATTACTAATGTAACTAACGGTTTTTACATTGGAAAAGTTGATACAGTTTTTGCGTTAAGAGCATTTAATGTTGGCAATTTAGTCACAACTACAACTTTTCCACCTTTAAACAGTTGGACACATATTGCAGTTACACGACAAGGAACTACTGCAAGAATATTTTATAATGGAGTATTAATAACAAGTGGAACTACATCACAGAATTTCTTACAAGGTGAACTTCGTATAGGTGATGATGGCGGTGGAGGTGGTGCAAGTTATATTAATAGTTTTATTCAAGATGTTCGCATCTATAAAGGTCTCGCAAAATACACCAGTAACTTCATACCAGCATCCACAGACCCAGATATAGTACCCGATAGTCCTTCTGGTGTTTCTTATAGTTCTAATCTAACACAGATTACTGATGGTGCTGTTGCTTTTGATGGTAGTGGGGATTATTTGAGGTCTACTGGACTAGAAGCAACGGGTACATCCGATTATACTATTGAATGTTTTGTATATCTAGATTATATTTCAGGAACAAGACAATATATTTGGGATACGAGAAATAGTTCAGGTTCTAGCGGAACTTATTTAATCAAAAACGAATCTAATACCTGGTATTGGACTCCAGACAGCACTACAAGTAATGATAATAATCTTTCTTTAGATACAATTCCAACAAATAGGTGGACACATATTGCGTTTGTTCGTGAATCTGGGACTGCTAAATTATATGTTGATGGAAATTTAAAAGCAACTCTTACATCTCATAGTGGAAACTTAACTTCAACTCAAGCAACTATTTTTGCCGCCTGGGATAATAATGTTCCCGGAAAAGGTTTCATCAGCAACTTCCACATCGTCAAAGGAACCGCACTCTACACATCAAACTTCACACCACCATCAGCACCTATAAGTTCAGTAGCAAATACAAAACTTCTGTGCTGCAAATCAAACTCATCAGCAACAGCAGCAGATGTAACACCAGGAACCATTACTGCAAATGGTAATGCTGCTGCAACTAACTTTAATCCTTTTACTGTGAATATTAATACACAAAGAGGAAAGCAGAGTGGTTATGCTACTTGGAACCCATTAAAACCACCAGGAGGAACTACAACTTTTGCTAATGGAAACCTTGATACAACATTTGCGTTTAATGGATCCACTTTTCCAGTTCCAATGGGAAATGTTGGTGTTTATACTGGTAGATGGTATTGGGAAATAACACCGATTTCCGGTGCTTCTGGTTCTGGGGGAATGGGAGTAGGAATAGGAAATCAAGATTGTGCTCCAACAGGTGCCGGAGCAATGGGTGTAACCGCAAATGCGTGGGGTTATTATTATAGTGGAAATAAGTATAATAATAATTCATCATCTTCATATGGAAGTTCATACACGAATGGTGATATTATAGGAGTTGCTTTAGATGCAAATATTGGGTCATTAAGTTTTTATAAAAATGGAATATATCAAGGTGTAGCATATTCTGGATTATCTAATACCAATACTTATTTTCCTGCTGTTGGTAATTCCGGAGATACTACTACAGTCGCAGCAAACTTCGGTCAAAAGCCCTTCAAATTCCCACCACCAGCAGGTTTCCAACCATTAACACTTGCAAATACTCCAAGACCTACCATCGTTCGTCCAGATCAGTATGTAGGGATTGTAACTTATACTGGTAATGGTGCAACTCAAACCGTAAATGTTGGACTTAAACCGGATTTTATATGGATAAAGAGTCGCAGTAATGCATATGATCACCAGTTAGTAGACGTGGTAAGAGGACTTGGTAATCCTTTATATAGCAATTTAACAAATAGCGAAAGCACTCTTGATACAGTAACTGCAACTACCTTGAATGGGTTTACTGTTAATGGTTCAACTTATGCTGGAACAAATGGAAATGGTGCGACTTTTGTTGCTTGGGCATGGAAAGCAGGTGGAAACTCAAACACCTTTAATATTGATGATGTAGGTTATGCAACTGCTTCTGCTGCTGGATTAACTGCTGGAACTATTACTCCTACTGGTGCTTCTGTGAATACTAAGAGTGGGTTTAGTATTATAACTTACGCCGGAAATGGGACAAGTGGTGCAACAGTCTCTCATGGACTTGGAAGAACTCCGAGTTTATTAATAGTAAAACGAAGAAGTAGTGCTGGCACGACCCCCAACTGGGCTGTTTGGCATAGTAGTTTATCTGCTGGAAATAATTTGTTTTTAAATACTACTGATGATGCCCAAGCTTTTTCTCCAAGTAGATTTACAAGTACAATTCCAACATCAAGCGTGTTTAGTCTTGGTGGAGGTGATGAGACTAACTACAATACTGGAACATTTGTTGCATACTCTTGGGCAGAAATCCCCGGATTCAGTAAATTTGGTAGATACACCGGAAATGGACTTGCAGACGGTCCAGCAATCATAACCGGATTTAGACCCAGATGGCTCTTGATTAAGCAATCAAGTGCTAGTGGTGAAAATTGGAGGTTGTTTGATACGGAACGCGATAAGTATAATCCAACTCAAAATCGTCTCCTACCGAACTCATCTGGGGCAGAAGCGGTTGGTGTATCAAACGAATTAGACACCCTGAGTAATGGATTTAAACTTCGCTCAACAGACGGAGCATCTAATGGTTCTGGTGCTACTTACATCTACGCAGCATTCGCAGAAGCACCAAGTATCAACCTCTACGGAGCACAAGCAAACGCAAGATAAATAATCAAAAAACACTATGTACTTCATTCAAAAATATCAAAAGATACAAGATAAATTTGAGATGATTTTTTATGAGGGTGATCATCGCTGGTCAACAAATATCTCAGATAGAAAACTCTACGAAACAAGAGAAGCAGCAGAAGCAGATCTCTATGAGTTTGGTGGAGATGTTGATGGATCAACAATTTCTTATAATCCATTTGCAAGAGATGGTGATGGTGATGGAATTGTTCAAGAGGGAACTCCTTGGGAGAGACCAGTAGGAACATAAATAACTAAAAGAAAGTATAATAAGGTGCCGTGGCATTAAATTTTCCAGATAGTCCCACATTAGGACAGGTATATACAGACACAACATCTGGGTTTTCTTATGAGTGGGATGGTGTTGTTTGGAAGAGTTACTCTGCTGCTTCTGCAAGCAATATTCGTTCTATAGATGATATTAGTTCTAGTTTTAATGGAACAACTACAATATTTGCACTGACCTCTGGCGGTGTATCCGTTTCTCCAGTTACAGATAATCAATTAATTGTAAATCTTGGTGGTGTTGTTCAAGATCCAGTTGATGACTATAACATTTTAGGATCTAGTATTCAATTTACTACTGCTCCTGCTGCTGGACTATCATTCTCAGCAACATTACTTGGTGCTGGAGTTGCTATAGATTATGCAAATGATGGAAATTTATATTATCGCCAAACTTATACTGCAACAGCAGGGCAAACAAGTTTTACATTTACTAATGGATATACTGTAGGATATCTTGACATTTATCGCAATGGTGTAAGACTTTCATCTGGAACAGACTTTACGGCAACTACTGGATCTAGTTTTACTCTTACAAATCCAGCACAATTAAATGATGAAATTGAAGCGATTGGATATAGAGTTGCTTCAATTGTAACTACTGCAGGTGTATTTGATAATATTAATGTTGTTGGAGTTATTACTGCAACCAGTTTCTATGGAAGTGGAGCAAATCTAACTGATATTATTTCTGGTGTAGGAATTCAATCTGGATCAACTCGTGTAGGAACTGGATTTACAGATATTAGATTTGTTGGTGCTGCTGTTACTGCTATTGGAATTAACACAGCAGTTATTAGTGTTAGTTCTGCAAAAACATTAACAATTGGAACTAGATCAACCTCACAATCAATTCAGTTGACATCTGGTACAACTACCATAGGACTTAGAGGTGGTGGTACAGCAGATATTCCTGTATAAATAGATTTGTATAAATTAAAGTCATGACAGAAAGAGCTCCTCTAATTTATAATTCATCAGCAAATCAGATTCAAGAAGTTTCTCTTTCTGATGAAGTTTCTGTTGGTATTTTAACAGCGACAGTTTTTTCCAACCAAAAGACAGTTAATCAAACTGTATCAATGGGAAATTCTTCATTTAACTATATGATGGTGGGACCAGTCACTGTTGGTTCAGGAGCAACTATTTTTGTTGGTGCTGGCGTTTCCTTTGTAATTGTTTAAGGAGATTACAAGTCATGGCACTCAGAGTAACATCAATTGGAACCACGGACGGAACACCAGTAGCTTTTTCAGCTGGTCTCGCTGTTCCATCTGGAATTAAATTAAATGCAACTCAAGGAATTTTTGTAAACACTTCTGGTGTGGTGACTTGTTCGCAACTCAATGCTAACGTGAATATTTCAGGAATTGTTACTGCCACCACTTTTTATGGTGATGGTAGTAGAGTTACTATTCCCAACACGGCATTAAAAACCGTAACTATAGCAATTACAAAGTTTCTATAAATTAAGAAAATGGCTTCAAAATTAGTTGTAGATAATATTATTGGAAGAGATGAAGAGGGTAGAGACACTCAAGTACTAGTTTCTGCTGGAATAACTGTTACTGGAGCAGCATTTTCTGTATCGGGAGACATTAACATCTCGGGAATTATTACTGCAAGTCAAGTGAACACTACAAGTGGTAGCGGTTTGACAGTTTCAGGAATTGTAACTGCTAATAATTTTGCTGGAGATGGAACTAATTTAACAAATCTTTCAATTGCATCCGGTGCTCAGGCACTGGGATACATCATCCTCTACTAATAGGAAAGAAACATGTCAAAAATTCATGTAGACATTATTACAAACAGAGTTGGTGATGGTGCAGTTTTATTTGAAAGTGGAGTAGATATTCAGGGTCCATTGACAGTTGGTGATGGTGTCAATGTTTCTGGAATATTAACAGCATCATCAATTAGAGTTACTGGCAATAATGATGGAAATCTAAACTTACCCTCTCAATTGACAGCAACTGCTTTTTCTGGTGATGGGGCAAATCTTACGGGATTAAATTTGATTTTAGCAACAAGAGCTAAGGTTATTGCATATAAAAATTTATTCTCTTTCGGAGAATGTTTTAGAACATAACTTGTTATAAATAACAATAAGTAAGCAAAAGTAATTGGTAAAAACTCATGGCTGCTCCTAATTTAGTTGGTATTACTACAATTGTAGGCATCACTACTTTCGTAAGTCTCTCCACAACTAATGCAACTGTACTTGTAAGTAATCCAAGTAATAGTAATAATGTTTATAAAATTAATTCATTAATCGTCGCTAACGTTGATGGATCAAGCAGTGCAGATATCACTGTTAAAGTTCATAATCAAGCTGCTGGTATTGGAGTTTCTTTCGCAATCGCAAGCACTGTTGCGGTAGCAGCAGACTCAACCCTTGTTGTTCTTGATAGAGCATCTGCAATTTATCTTGAAGAAAACGAATCAATAACTGTTACTGCAAGTGCGGCAAATGATTTGGATGTTGTTTGTTCATATGAAACAATTAGATAAATATAAAATAAATAGGAGAAATAAAAATGTCTATAGATTTTGAGGGTTTGTATTCCTATAAAGGAGAAAAACCTGACGTTCTTCCTAATAGAATTAGATTGAGTAATGGGTTAACAAAAACTGATAGAACTACTTTTACTGAAGAAGATCTAGAAGATGCTGGATATACTGGTCCACATGAAAATCCAGATGATATCGTTCGTGGATTTTTTGAAAAGGTAGAGTGGAATTCTGAAACTGTATCATGGGAAAAAACAACAATTCCTGAATTGGAATTAATGGCGAAAGTACGTCTTGAAAGAAATAATGGATTAGAATTATCTGATTGGACTCAACTACCCGATTCTCCTTTAACAGAAGAGAAAAGAGAAGAATGGGCAGAATTCAGACAAAAATTGAGAGATCTGCCTGAGAGTATTCCTAGCGATGCGACTGAATACGCTAATTTTATTTGGCCCCAAAGACCTGAATAATTATGGCACCTTTCAGACCCTCAAACATAAACAAAAGACTTGTAAGTAACACTTCAGGCAATGGTGGAGTAATTGGACCAACAAGAACTCCATATTGTGTTGCTGGAGTACAACCCACATTGACTTTAGGAAATAGATATTGTGGTGGCGGTGGACAAAATAAAGGCATTTTTAAACTTGATGAATCCTATTGTGGCATTAAAGAAAAATGCCAAACTGCTGCAGTAGATTTTAAAGGTTATTATATTTGCCAGCAAGGAGGAACTGCATATTTTGTTGCCCCTCTTTGTGCAGAAATAGCAACTAGTTGGTATGGTAGAAGTAGCGCAGTAAGTGTAGCTGATGCCTGTGTTGGAGCATGTAGTTGGTTTGTTCCTAGTTGTGGACAACTTTTCAATATTGGATATAATGCTCGCCAGTATTGGGATTGTTTTAGAGGAGAAGGATACTGGTCCAATGATGGATTTAGTTGTGGATGTATTTGGGATGGCCAACTTGCTTTTGGTGGATCTTGTGGAGCTGCCGCCCACAAAAACAATGGTTTTTATGTAAGAGCGTTTAGATGTGGTTAAAATTTAATAATGAATGATAAATTGATAAAAGTTTTTGATGATTTTATTTCAGAAGAAGAATCTAGAGTATTATCTAAATGGACTCTTGATAATTATCAAGAGTCTTTTTTTATTGATCCTAAAATGAATAGTGATTCGTGTCAGACTAGATTCAGTACAAGACATGCATATTTTCGTGATGATCAATATAAAAATCATAAAGTAAAATATCCAAAAGAATCTTTTGATATTCAAAAAAGAATATTTGAAAAATTTAATTTGTCTTATAAAAATATAATTCCGTTTCCATCATTTACAGA